CCGGAGTTCAAGGCATGAGCATCAAAGAACGCCCGATTCTCTTCTCGGGGCCGATGGTCCGCGCGATCCTCGAAGGCCGCAAGACGCAGACGCGGCGGATTGCGAAGCCGCAGCCAGCCATTGATAAATCGTCCGGTAGTTTGGTCGTGCGCAACGACGGAAAGGGCGTGCGCAACTACCTGTACTCGTGGCCAATTGGCGGACCCGTGAATGAAAAGTGGGTCGAGGAACAGTGTCCCTACGGCGTGCCCGGCGATCGGCTGTGGGTGAAAGAGAACTACCGACTCGGAAAACAGTGGGACGACACGCCATCGGGCATGGTGTTCGCATCACCTAAGCCAGACGTGTGGTACGAGGCCGACGGTCCCGTCCAGAATGGACTCGACCGTACCCACTGGGGCAGGCTCAGGCCATCGATCCACATGCCCCGTAAGATTTCCCGCCTCACGCTCGAAATCACGGGCGTGCGTGTGGAGCGGTTGCAGGACATCAGCACTGACGACGCCTTCGCCGAGGGCTATCTACGAGAGACGTTTTACCGGGAACTCGACAAAGCAGAACGCATCGGATCGTTGGCGCGGTTGACTGGAAGCAAGGCGGACAACCCCCCAAAGGCGTGGTACTCGAAATTGTGGGACGAGATAAACGACCATAGCTCGTGGGTTGCGAACCCGTGGGTGTGGGTGGTTGAGTTTCGGAGCATCAAGCCATGAAGCGCAATACCAGAACGGCAAAGCCCGATTTCAAGTTCGACGACGACGTGCTCGTGGACGTGGGCAAAGGCCGCACGCGGGCCGCCTGGTGCATCGATGTCGTTCCTTGCGTGGTGGTGCGGTGGTACACGAAGAACGGGAATCTTCGCAAGGGCTGCGCGTACGTTCCGATCGAGAAGGTGACGAAGAAGGAGCAAACCAAGTGAGCACGTTTGAGTCCAAGGTGATCGAGTTCCTGACCGAGCGCCGCACGCAGGGCGACGGCTGGACGCCCGTCCGCGACATTCGCGCGGTGGTCAAGCCGAAGTCGGGCACCAAGCTCAGCATGAGCCTGGCGACGTATGTGCGGCTCGTTCCGGGCGTCGAAGTGCGTGGCGGCCGGGCACTCGGTCAGCCTTTTCAAGTTCGCATGAAGGAGGTGCCGTCGTGACCAGATACAACTGGGCGGTCGTCGGCAAGCATGCGGGAGAGGTCGTCCGCATCTTCCCCTTCGGCGGCGATGTGGGCACGCCTCTCCTCACGCAGTTCAGGTGGGAGGCCACCCTGGCCGCCAAAAAGATCGTCGAGCAACGGCCCGGCATGAAGGGGAAAGTGCGCGTGGTCCGGATGCGATTCGTGGACATCACGGAAAAGGAGCGCGGGGCGTGAACTTCCCAGTCACCAATCTCCCGATGTCGTTTGACCTCTGGCGGCGTGCGGGGTGCCCCGTCGAGCCCGTCCGCAACCTCAAGGAAGTCTGGCCAACGAGTCCGTACGGAAAGTCCCGTGGCGATCAAACACCATCACCACCAACGCTGCGCGAGCAGCTGCACAAGAAGAAGGGCAAGCGATGACACACACCGTGAAATATTGGTCCCGCAACCGCGATCTCGACGACGTCGTCAAGCGTCGCGGATTCCCGATGGAGCGTGTCGAGATGCTCCACCAATGCGACCTGGCGAAGTACGAAGTGAATCCCGACGGCAGTCGCACGGGCCGGTACTCGATCAACGCTGAGCAGATGTGGCCGCACGCGCAGCGATTGAACGGCCAATCTGGAACGATGATCGTGAACCTGGAGTATGCCGCAGAGCAGGCCGCACGGTTCAACGACGGTTTGATCTACTACGACCCGAGGCGATCGACGCCCGAGCAGATCGCAAAGACGGTCACGATCGTCAACGACGTGATGTTGCCGATGGAGATCATGTCTCCCGCGATGCTCCGAACCGTGACGCTCTCGTGCAACCTTCCCTACTTCCGGTGGGGGCGCGAGGGCGAGGCGGGGTGGAGACGTTCGGCGGATCGGCTCATCGATCTTGGGATGTTCGAGCGTCAGACCGCCCACTTCATCGACTGCTGGGCAACCGACGACAACCCGCATGGGGACTGGATGGTCGCGCGTCCAGGCATCGCGGGCGACGAGGGACAGTTCGATCAGAGCGTGAGACTTGCTCGACACCTTCCCGAGCTACCGATCATCATGCAGTGGGCACCCGGCACGCGCAACGGCGTTCCCATGCGGCCGGGCATCCTCGCCCGCAACGTGAACCACAACATCGAGGCCGCCCCGGACGTGATTCCGTTCATCTGGATCAGCGGCATCAAGGCCTTCGACGGCAGCACGAACGCGGATGGCTCACCGAAGATCATCGATTGGACGCAGGGCACGCGCGAGGGCGACTACCTCGTCCGCGAACTCGAACGCATCTTCACCAGCGGCAATCAGATCGCGATGGGCACGGCGAAGGAGCCTGCGGAGGCGTCGTCGTGAAGGTCACTCAGGGCGACAAAGACGACCTCCGGTGCGAGCGCACCGGCAAGATCATGTTCACTTCGCAAGTCGCGGCGGAGCGTCGTGCCTCTCGTGTCGCTCAGTTCGGGAAGGGAAAGCGGTCGGATACATGCCATTCGTACGAGTGCCCGCACTGCGGCGGCTGGCACATCGGGCGGGACAAGAGCAGGGACTTTCGGTTTACGCGGATGCGGGAAAGGGGAGAGTTGTGAGCGATCGCATCGACATCACCATCGCCGGAGAGCCCGCTCCGCAGCCTCGCGCGAAGGGAAGGCTCGCTGGCCCGCGCCACGCCCCCTTCGTCCAGATCTACACACCGGACGACGCCAACGTCTGGAAGGGCCGGGTCTATCGCGCCGCCAAACCGATGCTCCCGGTGAAGCCGTGGACCGAGGCCGTCCGCGTCAGCATCACGCTTTGGATTCCTCGGCCTGGATATTTGCTGGAGCCGAAGGCGCCGGCTCCGGCGATCCCGTGCCCCGCGTATGGCAGCGGCGACGTCGACAACTTCGCCAAGGCGATCATGGACGTGCTCACGCACAAGCCAGCGAAGGTTGGCGAGGACGGCAGGGTCGTGAGCGAGGAACACCGCGGGCTTTGGAAGGACGACTCGCAAGTCGTCGAGCTCACGGTGCGGAAGTTCTACCACGCGAAGGGCTTCGGCCCTGGCGCTCGGTTCGTGGCCGAGCATCTCGTTGAGCGGGAAGAGTCGATCTTCGCCGCGGCGGAACCAGAAAGGACCACAGCATGAAGGCGGCGACTCAGGACCTGTGCGCATCGATACACCTCCCGGACTCGGCGCTCCGACAGCACATCGCGATCCTCGGGAAGACGGGATCAGGGAAGACCTTCACCGCGAAAGGCATCGTCGAGAAGCTGCTCGCCGCGGGCCGACGCGTGTGCATCATCGACCCGACGGGCGCATGGTGGGGACTTCGATCTTCTGCCGACGGCGAGAAGCCCGGGTTCGAGGTGGTCATCCTCGGCGGCACGCATGGCGACGCGCCATTGCCCGCACTCTCCGGCGCAGCGTGTGCCGAGCTCGTGGTCTCCGGAAACGTCCAGGTCGTGTTCGACACCAGCGCCATGACGGTTGGCGATCGAACACGCTGGTTCATCGACTTCGGAACCGCGCTCTATCGGCTCAACTCCCAGCCGCTGCACCTGGTCATCGACGAGGCCCACGTCTTTGCACCGCAGGGCAAGGTCCCCGATCCCGAGACGGGCAAGATGCTCCACGCCGCGAACTCGCTGGCGTCGGGCGGGCGCTCGCGCGGGGTGCGCCTGATGATGCTCACTCAGCGCCCCGCCAAGCTCCACAAGGATTCGCTGACGTGCTGCGACACGCTCATTGCCATGCGGGTGATCGCGCCGCAGGATCGTGAGGCGATCGAGGATTGGGTTCTCGGTTGCGGTGACAAGGTGAAGGGGAAGCAGGTCCTCGACTCGCTTGCCCAACTCAGCAAGGGTGAAGGGTGGGTGTGGTTCCCCGAGGGCGGCGTGCTCGAGCGGGTGAAGTTCCCCCGTATCACGACCTTCGACAGCAGCGCCACGCCCGAGGACGGCAGCGACGTTCCAGCGCCCAAGCGGCGTGCGGAGATCGACCTGGCTTCCATCCAGGCGACGATGGCCGAGGCAGTGAAGCAGGCCGAGGACAACGACCCCAAGCGGCTCCGCCGGCGGATTGCGGAGCTTGAGCGAGAGGTGACGCAAGCTCTCGACATCAACACCGTCGTCATCGACGACAAGCCGATTCGATGGTGGATCGACGAGGCGAAGCGAGGGCGATCCGATGCCGTGCGGGGGATGGTGCCGATCGTGAGCGAGCTTGGGAAGTCCTTTGGATTCATCGAGAAGCAAACCGAGGAGGTGCGATCGATGATTGAGTCGACGAAGCTGGCGCTGCAGAGCTTGGAAACTTTGATGCGGGGCTCACTGAATCACACTCACTGCAAAGGGACGGATGGAAGGGCTGACGTACGCGGCCAAACCGAGACCACACGCACCGTGCGCACGAACCGTGTGGAACGTCCCGCTACTTCTTCCAGCCTCACCGGCCCGCAACAGCGCGTCCTCAACGCACTCGCCGAGTGGCGAGAGATCGGCGTGAACAACCCCACGCGGTTTCAGGTCGGCTTCCTCGCGAGCTACACCGCCTCGTCGGGAACGTTCCGCAACATCCTCAGCGAGCTCCGATCCGCGGGCCTCATCGACTATCCCGACGCCGAGCGGCTCTATCTCACACCCGAAGGGGCGGCGCAAGCCCAGGGCGACGGAGCGCCGACGACGCTTCGGGAACTGTGGGAACGCATCGCCGCGAAGCTCAACGGGCCACAGTCCAAGCTCTTTGACTACCTGGTCCGCCGCAAGCGCGGCGAAGAGATCGGGCGAACGGAGCTCGCAGAGCACACCGGCTACACCGAGAGCAGCGGGACGTTCCGCAACCTCCTGTCGGAAATGAAGGGCCTCGGACTATTCCGGTATCCCAAGAAAACCACCGTGGCGGCGACGTCGATCCTTTTCCCGGAGGGCATGAGATGACATACGAACAACGACTCACGGCGGCAAAGTTGCTGGCCGGGAAAGATGGGATCGTGTGCTTTGTGGCGGATGGGGAGTGCGCGTTGACTTGCGGACTTGAATCCGCGAACGGGGCGGAGATTATGACGGCGTTGTCGGCGATGTACAACGCCGTTGTGCAGTGCACGAACGACGTGTACAACACGATCAACGGGACCAAGTTGCCACGCGAGCACGCGGAGAAGCTGCTGTCGATGCTCTCGGCAGTGTCCGTCGTGAATGGCGATATGGACATGTCGATCCGACTGGCCCAACGCGGATAACATCCGCCCATGGACCACAGCCATAGGACAAGCCCATGCGTCCGATCATGCTCTCCGTGGTTCTGTGCGCCATCGCCTCGTGCTTCACTCTGAGCGGCTGCGACACGCCGAAGACGACAAGCCCGATCAGCAAACAGCAAGTCACCGCAGACCAGTTGCAAGCCGAAGTGACGGTCTGGCAGGCGGATCGTGAGGCGAAGGCCAAGGCCGACGCTGAAGCCGATGCCCAGGCCGTTCGTGAGGCCCAGGCCGAATCGAAGCGACTGGCGGCGAAGGCGAAGCGTGACGCCGAGCGGCGCTTGCGCCAAATGGACGCCGACGCCCAGGTCGTGCGCGAAGACTTGGAGGACGCTCTCTCCACGATCACCGACGACTTTTCATTTCGGCTTGATTCCGTTCAGGCGAACGCCAGATCGAGGCTGGAAGCGGACGCGTCTTCCGAGCGGGCAATGCAGGCGAAGGCCGACGCCGCGATCGCGGACATCAACCGGCAAATCGAGCAGCGTGGCATGCTGGCGAAACTCGCCCAGGGCGGCTTGCAGATCGCCGCCTCGGCAGTGCCGGGGGCCTCCCCCGCGATCTCGGGAGTGGAGGCGCTGCTCGGCACCGTCGGGCTTCTCGGCGTGGGCGGAACGGTGGTTTCTCGCATCCAGGTCGGGCGTGCCCGCGCTTCTCACCAGTCGGACCTTGCCCGCATGGAGAAGGTCGTGGACGCGATCGACGTGGCGAAAGACAAGGACATCAAGTTCGCCGATGCCTTCGCCGCAAATAAGACGCTGCTCTCGGAGTGGATGGGGAGCGAAGGCAAAGCCCTCGTCGCCAAGCTCCAGCAGCACGCCGCCTGAACACCATGAGCCGGATCGGGCCAGACGCCGCACGCCGGACCACAGAGGTAACTACGCACATGCCTCCACACGTCAAACAGAAGCTCGAAACAGCCGGTCAACTCGTCACCATCGTCGGCTCAATCGCGACGATCGGCGTCGGCGTCGTCACGTACTTCGTCAGCACCAATCGGGCGCAGGCCATCGCGGAAGAGCGCGCCGGTTGGCATCAGCAGCGGTTATCCGACGTCGAGCAGCTGCAATCGAAGGACCACGACTCGCTCGCCGAGTTGAAGGCTGATGTCCGTGAAATCAAGACCGACGTCAAGCACATCCTGAACACCATCGACCGGATCAACTAGCTATGCCAAACCTGCCACAGATTGCGCTCACCGCCATCACGAACGCATCGATTCTCCGATCGGTGTTCGACGAGATGGACGGCACAAAGCGTGCCGCGCACGTCGTGATCGGCGACTCCAACGCCCTGCAAGACGACAACGGATTCTCTCGTTCGCTCGAGCAGCAACTCGACAGCCGGTTCAACTGCTTCGACCTCGGAGCGTTCTCGGCCGCCCAGTTGGTCAGCATCGACTACGGCGGAAAGTTCATGTCCCGCCGGCGAGGTCTATCCGGCACGGCCTTCGGATCTTCCGGGGCCCTCCTGTTCTTCGTGCCCATCGTCGGCGCAACGTGGACGGAAGGCTCGCTGACGCTCACACTGGCCGGAGGTTTCACGTCGTATGTGCATGCGGCTGCGAACGAGTTCGTCGTCACCGGAGGGACGAACGTCACCAAGGGCACGTACACGATCTCTTCGCGGACGAGCAACGACGCCGTCGTGCTCTCGTCCTCGCCGCAGAGTGGAGGCGCCGCAAGTGCGATCGTCGGCTACTGCGTGCATAAGCAGATCCCCAACGCGTTCCGCAAGTGGAACACCATCCCGACCGGAGAGGCCGACGCCTGGCGCCCTCACGCCGGATGCGGCGTCTACATCCCATCGGGGACGACGGCCGGCTTCAACTACGCAAGCATTCAAAACTTTCATAAGCAGAACAACTTCCCCGGCAACGCGCCCGTCCGGTACTTCATGCTCGGATCCACCACGCAGACGGGCACACCATCGACGACGCTCGGGCAGCCCGGGTGCATTGAGTTCAATGCGTTCCGCACCAACCAGGGCGCTCAGGCATCGACGATCGGGACGGCCGATCGCCACTCGATGATCGATACCGCGAACCCCGATGGCACGCTGAAGTGGTTCGCGACTCAGGTTGGACTCACGACATTCGCCGATCGCATGGCGGGCTCTGGCACCGAAGTATCCGTCGGGCTCTCCAACAACGGGGGAACCGGCCCGGCGTGTCTGCTCTACATGCACCAGTCGTGCGCGGAGCGAGCGTTCGGGTACTCGTGCCAGACGTTCGTAGCTCAGGGCGGGCAGAGCCGCAGGGACATGGCGGACCTGATCGTCAACGGCGCTGGAATGGCCGATTCGAAGCTCGCGTTCCTGCGCACGGTCGTGCACCAGTTCAAGGCGATCGAAGGCGGGATCTCCATCGGCGGCAACGGGACGGGCACCGTCGTCGTGTGGCTGCTTTCGCAATACAACGACTTCGCGTCCGGCGAGTCGTCGAACTCCATCGGTCCCAGCCCCGCAGCTTCGAACACCCCCGCAGGCTACACCGACAACGCGAAGGCGCTCATCACGCAGCTGGCAACGGACATCGCTGCCGCGGCGACTGCGGAGGGACTGACGCCCGCGAACATCCGATTGGTCTTCGTGCTCTGCACCGAGTGGTCGGTCTCCGACACGCCGACGACGGGCACGCCGCCGGACTACTCGACCAACGCCCACTGCGAGCAGTGGGGCAGGCTTGGCGCGGCAACGGATGCCGAGTACGCACGCACTACCACCAACGTCGTGGCGGTCGACTTCCACAAGATCGGAACCTGGACGCGATGGGCCAACGAAGCCCACCTCAAGGTCGGGGCCTCAGGTGCGAACCCATCCGGGACGTCCAACGACCGACACGGCGCACCGTCGCTCTACGGGGCGATGCTGCTCGGTCAGGTCTTCCGCGCGGTGGACTTCGCTTCGGGCGCTTTGCTCGCCGGAGGAACGAACAAGATGGGTATCGGAATCGGCGTCTAATAAATGCCGATCAGATTCGTCGCGCTGGTGCCCGTGGACTTCACCTTGACCGCGCGCACGGGAAGCACGCCGGACGCATTCTTGTACGTGCAGTCGGTGCCATTCTCGTCGGTGAGGACGACATCGCCCGCGACACCCACATAGATCCCGCGCGGCTTCGTCGCCAGTTCGTTTGAGTCGTGCGGCGTTATGTCGAAATGCTTCGTCGCGGGCGACGTGAGGCCTGGACTGTTCGTGTCGAATGCGTCAACTGGCATGGGACTTCCTCTACTACCGCGTGGTCCGCGTGGTGAACCTTAGTACCAAATCTCGATCGTGCCGTTCATCCCGTCGAAGCCAGACGTGCCCGCGCCGGATCCGAAGCCGCCGCCGCCGTAGCCGTCGCTCTTGGGCGCTCCAGCCTGCGCCGCGCTCCCCCTCGCCGCGGGCCCCCCCCCCCCCCCCCTGGCCAACCCCGATCCTCCAGCGCCGCCGCGAATCAAGATGTCGCCGCCCGTGCCGAGACCGCCAGCCCCTCCAGTTCGGTTGGCTGGACCTTTCCCACCTTGGCCAGCCTGGGCGGTGATCGTGGTGCTGGAGGGCGTTACGCCGCTTCCCGGGCTGGCGATCGTGGTGTCCGCCCCGTCGTTACCGTCGCCGTCGGCGGAGTTTGGTGCGCCGGTTCCACCCGCGCCGACGGTGTAGTTGAACACCGCGCCAGGCGTCACGTCGAAATACTTCTCCTGATATCCACCGCCCCCACCTCCCCCTCCGTGATCTCCGCCGGTGCCGACGCTGGTGTATCCCCCGCCCCCGCCCCCGCCCCAGAGCCTCACGAGAATCTGCGTCACCCCCGCCGGCACCGTCCAAGTCGATGACCCAGCCGCCTTGATCACCGTGCGGGGACGCATCACAACCGACGCTGGCAGCTGAGCGCTGGGCATCTTCCCTGTGGAGTCGAGCGAAGGAACACCGTCCGCAGCACCACGCGCAGCCCGCATGGCGTTGAGGTTGTCCACCGCCCCCTTGAGGTCCGCCCGCGCGTTCGCGGGCGAGTCCGATCCAGAGTCGAGGTTGGTCGTGGCGATGTCAACGAGAGAGGCCCAGGTCGGCATGTTTCATTACTCCTACAGCCCGCGAACTCGGGCGTCGATTGCGGCATCGGCGAGCTCGCCCGCCTGGTTGTAAATCTTGATGCGAGGTCCAATCGTCGGATCGCGGTCGATGAGTTCCCACGTCCACCCCGGGCCCATGCCATTGAAGGCGATGTCGATGAAGCGGACCACGTTGAAGCGGTCGAGGGGGAGCGGGAGGCGGATGTCCCCGGCACGCTCGCGCCGCGTGTTTGGAAGTGTCGAGGTATCAAGATCGTTGATCTCGTGCACGACCTGAGGCGCGCGCATCAGCACGAGACACCGGCGGATGATCGGAACTGGGAACGCGCTCGTGAGGTTGCACGTGACGCGAACGCGGAGGTATCGAGCCCGCACGGCCGTCCCTCGCACATGCGACAGCAGCTGATATGACGTCCACGCCACATTGTCAGAGGACCAGGACAGGCTCACGGTGATATCGCCCTCGCCCGCCACGATCGCGTCCGGAGAGAACTCGAACTCAAATCCCGCGTCGAGCGACTCGCTCTCGTACGCGATCGGCGTCTTCGGGGCCATGATCCAACGGGACCAGGTGTCCCACGTCGGAGCGCCGTAATCGTCGAGCGTGTCCCACGTCGCGAGGTCATCGGCCTCGAGCAGACCATCGGACGTTGCGTGACAGTCCGTCTTTGTTCCGGGCCAACCGTCGAACCGCTCGTCCTTCGAGAAGGCGACACCTTCGAGCCGCGGCTCTCCGAGCGTGATGGCATCGAGGTAGAACGGGTTGACGCTGAGGTTGCCGCTCGTGTCGATCCCGCGAATGGCGAACTTCCACGTTCCCGCCGGCGGCTCGTTCATTTCGTCGGGGCTCGACTGCAATATGCCATCGTGCAGCGGCGTCATCTGGTCCCACGTCGGGTTGCCCTCGCCGTATCGGATGAGCACGCCCGCCAGGTCGGGAGGCGTGGCTGGGAACGTCCAGGCGTAGCGTCGTGTCCCGTCGCTGAGGCGAGAGACGGTGAACGAATCCACGTCGGGTGGAGGTGCGGTTTTCCCGACGACGGTGTGAACGGCCTCGGCCCACCTCGACGCAAGCCCTGTGGCGGTCACGGTGCGAAGGCGGATCTGATACGTCACTCCCTCTTCAACGTTCTCCACGCTGACCTGGCTCGAATCGATCGGGGCGAGCGGGTGTGTGGTCCATGGGCCAACGGGATCGCCGCCCCCCAGCGGGAATGGCCTCGTCTTCACCTGCGCTGCATTCGCCAGCGGCCGCACGCCGCCGGGGCGACGGAGCGTGATGAGCATTCGAGGCCGCAGCGAACCATCGGCGTCGCGGATCATCACGAAATCATCGCTCTGGATTCGCTCGATGACGGGCGTCTCGGGCCGATCCTCGTACAGAGGCGGCTGCGAGATATCCGGGTCGTAGGGCGGAATGGTCTCGGTCTCGGCGCTGTGGATCGCGGGGGCGTGGTCCACGAGCGTGAGTTGCGCCGAGAGATCGCCGTTGATGTTGACGCCCTTGACCACGAGCTCGTGGGTTTCCTGCCCGATCCGACCGAACATGACGAGATTGTCGACCTTGGGAATGTTCGGCGAGCCCGCGGGGATGATCTGCGCGAAGGTGAGGCGGTGGCTCACGCCCTCTGCGGTGACGACGGGACCTCGGTAGCTCGTGGCGTCATCGCATCGGACGATCACGCCGTAGTCGTCGTGCGCGTCCATCGTGATCTCTTCATCGAGGTCGATCGAGTGGACGTTGCCCGCGGAGTCCGTGTTGGCGTTGACGATCCGCCCGAACTGAAGGCCGAACTTCGGCACGTCGTGCGTGACGTAGACCATGTCGCCGCGTTCACAGACGAGGTGCTCGAAATCGGTTCCGAGCGAGTAGGTTTCCGGGCGGAGCTTGAGCACGGCGAGGTGGTAGCGACCATGCCGGAAGGCCTCGGCCCACGTGACGGAGCCGGTGAGTTCGAGCGTGTCATACTCGGTGGGATCCGGGAGGTCAGGCCTCTCGTTTCCGAACGCGTCGAGACCGTCGATCTGATACCCGTCGTTGAGGACGATCTTCTCGTTGCGCTGATACCCGATGGCGGAGTCAATAAAGCCGACGCGAAGAGCGTGCGGAATCTTGGGGAACGTCTTCTGCGACGAGAAGCCGAACGAGTTGGCGGGCGTGAAAAACTGGCGCGGGGTCGTGCGCGGGTAGTCCCGCACGATGCTGTACAGGCCGTTCTTCATCCCGAAGGAACCACGTCCGGCGGCGCACACATCGGCCAGACGCTGAAAGACGGTGCCCGGGGAATCAAAGATGCCGTTGAACTCGAGCCCGCGGGCCCGGGCCTCTTCCGCCCACACCTGGAGCTCGTTGAGATCGAGGCGAGCGTCGGCAAGCTTCCTGCCCATCGCAGGACCTTGCAGGATGGCGCGGTAGTGGGCTGCCGGCGACGAAGTTCCCCGCTCCACCCACGTGTTTTGCGCGGGCTCCCAGTCCGGCAGGATCGAGCGGGCAAGGACATTGAACTGGTCGATGACGCCTTGCAGCTGATCGGTCGCTCGGATTCGGATCGCGACGCGGGCAAGACCTGGAATCTTGATGGGATCGACGTTGCGGATCGTGCGGAGCGCCGTGAGGTAGACGACGTCGATGGTGCTCGTGGAGGTGGAGTCGGGCGTGATGCGTCGAATGCGCACGTCGTACCGCCCGCGGGGGACGGCGAAGTTGATCGATCGTCGAATGGTGTCCGTCCGGCTTGCCGTCGTCGTGAGCGTGCCGGTGTAGTTCGTGGTGGTGTACCAGCGATAGTTCAGTGCGCCGCTTTGCCCGATGGCGTTTCGTGACTGGCGGTGGAGCGAAGCGGCCGGGATCGCGGCGAAGGCGCCGTCACCAGGGCGCTTCCAAGCAACCGCGATCGCACCAGGTGTCGTGCGAGCGACGACGCGGACTTCGATTCGGTGGAACCCTGCGGTGAGAGACACCGATCCCTGATGGCCCGAGTAGTCGGGAGTACCCGCTCCCAGCGTGGCGTGATCGCCATACCAGCTGGCAACGACACGCCCGTCGATGCGGATTTCGGCAGCGTCGCTGGAGTCGAGAGCGAACTCGTAGGTTCCTGTCGTCGGGCATTCGAGATACCCCGATCCCTCCCACGAGTAGTTCGTCGCGGGGAGATAGGCGGGCTTGGTGCCGAAGCCTTCGCCCCACGTGAGCGACGCGGGGTCCGCGCCCGAGCCTCCGAAGGCGACTTCCGGTGTGCGGAACATGAAGTCCATCCCGCGCGAGAAGTCGGGAGCGGTCTGGTTCACCGTCGTCCAGGTGTTCGCGCCGGTTGGCGAGTATTGAACCTCGACCGCGACGGTGGCATTCGAGCGCGAGCCGTCGCCGGCGATGTTGGCGAGTCCGCCGGGGAAGGTGATGTCGAGCGAGATTTCATCGGCGTCGCGGTCGCTCGTTCGGAGAATCCACGAATCAACTTGCTTCACCAGGACGGAAAACTCTTGCTGGAGGACCGTGTTCGAGAAGAGCGTGATGGGAGCGTCGTCCGCACGCCCTGGACGGACCTCATACTCGACGCCTTCGTATTCGTCGATCGCGGTGTCGCCGATGCGGAGGTCAGAGATTTCGAGGGGGCCATAGCCGACGATGAAGAGCAGGCGGAGGTATTGCGCGTCGTCGGTGATCTCGGTGTAGGGCAGAGCGCCGTAGACGGGCACCACGCGGTGAGTGCCGAAGATGACGGGAACGACGCCGAATGGACGGGCCTCGTTGCCAGCGCCGGTGATGCTCGGGCTCGTGGCCTCACCCGTGCCGTCGGAGATGCGGGTGCGCGGGGGCGGAATGAGGGAGTTCACGAGCAGCGAGCCCGCGATCCCGACGCCGGCGCTCAACAGCGCACCTCCAAGTTCACCGGCAGCCAGCGCAGTGCCTGCAAACACGCCCGCATATGGGAGAGCCACTGCCGCCGCAACCACCGCGATCGTCAGGATCAGCCGCGCGGCCGTCTTTCCGCCCTGCCCTCCCCCGCCCAATGGGAGTGCCGACACGGTTACCAAACGCCCCGCCTTTGGACGAATGTGTTTCCAAGCGTGCGGGGGAACCTCTCGTCCACCCACCCACACCCGCATGAAGGCGTTCGGACGAATGCCGGACGCCCGAATGAGATCGTCGATGGTGCCACCCTCGGGAATCTCGTGGCGCACAATCTGGTCCGGGAACGGGGCAACCCTCCCCGCCAGGACGACGGGCCCGTGGTATCGGTAAAACCCGAGCAGACGAGCGGACCAGGTCGGGGAGTCCCACCGCTCCACGCAGGACTGAACCCCCTCGATCCAATGGAGCATGAGGCCACGCGCCACGACCACGCCCACGTGCCGCCGTTGGCCGGGGATTCGAAACGCCGCCACGTCCCCGACACGAAGGTCATCCCGGGAGACGACGCGCCACGGGCCATCGTGGGCCGACTGCTGGCCAAAGAACTCGGACTGGTCCAGTTCCTCGGGCCGAGGGGGAAGCGCCACCCCGAACCGTTGCTGGTAAACCAGACAAACACCCCCCCAGCAGTCCGCACCATCCAGGGAGCGTCCTTGCTCTTGGAAGGGCTTTCCGATGAAGCCAGCGACCCATGACGGAGGTTCGGCGGGAAGGCGGTGCATGTGGTCAGTTCTTGAAGAGTGCGGGTGTGCGGGTCGGCGTCATCGTGTCTTTGGGGAACGGCTCGTTGAGAAGGTCCTCGTATCCGAGCGTACCTTCCACCACGAGGGCGTCGTAGCGGACGTCCTTGAGCTCGAAGTTGAGCGGGCCATATTCGACGACGTCGGGCGTGTCGGCGAGGACCACTTCGAACTTCACCTCGACGCGATCGCCGGAGATGGGCCGGAGCGCCGTCACGATCTCTTGCGAGACGTTGCAGATGGTGAGCGTCACCAGCGGCGGGCCCTCATCGGTGTCGCGAGGGAATGCGGGCTCGAACGGGAATTGCTGGAAGAGAAGGCCCCTCGAGGTGATGTCCGCGCCGCTGTCGTTCACGCGGATGGGCGTAAGGAACGAGGGATGAGACAGCGTGAGGAGCGTGGCGAGCGCCTCGGTTGTCTCCCGCGCCATGGCGGCGCGAAGCATCCGCGTGGACATCGTTCGGGGCATCGGCCTCGCTTACTCCTTGCAGCCAGCGAATCGGGCGCGAGCGTTCACAGACGCGGGTGCCGTGGCGCGGATGCTGATCGTGTCGCTGGGGTCCAGATCCACGAGCTCGGGCATGGTGTATCCCGACTGAGGGTGGACAAGCTCGGTGGCGATGATGGTGCCGCCGCTCGGCTCGGCGCTGAAGTTATCACGCGCGGTGAGCAGCACGGAGCCTGCGCCGCTGACCTTCTGCGGCGTCACGCTCGAACCGGTTCCGCCCGTCGCGCCCTTCACGACCTCGACCAGGACCTTGCCGGCCGTCGGCGATGTCCCGTCGAATGAGATCGAGTTGCGTGGGACATCCACGCCGACCGTGCTCCCCGCCGAGAGCATGAGAACCGTCTTGGTGACGCCCGCGCCAAGCGCCACCGAACCACTGACCACGTTGACTACTCGCTTCGACATTGGACAGAACCTCCGTGTTAAGAATCCGCAACAACGACCGCCGCGTTCGGGATCGCCCCGGGCGATGCCGGAGCGGAATAAGGAACAGCATCAAAACTCGCTTCCTCGTCCTCGACCGCCTCGAACCCATCGAACCCGCCGCCGATGTTGCTGAACAGGATGACGTTGAGATTGGGAGGTGCGACGTCGGCCTCCGCGATGAGCGGTTGCACGATCGCCTCTTCGAGGAAATCGAACACGTCGTCACCGAGAACCGTGAACGGATCGCCGCCGCGAAGGAAGTCGTGCCCTCCGCCGGGGGGATCGCCGGGGGCTGGGGGGGTTACGCCGGGCACCGCGATCGGGAGGAACTCCACTTCGAACGAGACTTCCCATCGCGTGCGGGCGTCGATCGGCTCGACGCTGTACTCGCCGACGATGCGGGCCTCTCGCTCGGTGGTGCCGTCGATGGGGTCAACCCAGTCGAACGCGGCGGTGCCCTGCTCGATGGTGTCGTGGAAGAACGTTCGGAATGTGGTGAGTTGCGCGGAGGTGAGCACCATCGACATGGACCAACGGTCGATGCTGATGGTTCGGCGACGGCGCACCTTGGCCGGGCCCGCATCCATTTGTGTGCGGAGCTTCCAGACTTCGGGATTCAGGCGGGCGCGGCGGATCAGCGGATGCTGAGGGAGTCCCGCCGGCCAGATCGAATCGGCCACGTCGCAAACTCACACCCGGTGTGGTCCGTGGTGCGTCGGGTGGATGGTAGCGGCGCAGCGTGGTACTGTTGCGCATCTATGGCAAAGCTCACGATCGAACTCAAAGGCGGCGAGACCACGGTTCACGAGTACGACGACACGGCCATCGTGAAATCAGACGGCGACGCGGTTCGCATGGAGATCGACCTCGGCAACAACGTGAAGAGCGGCACGACGTTCAGTCCGCCGCGCCCGATCAAGGTGCTTGTTCCCGCGCCGCCGAGCATGGCGTATTCGCTGCTGTGATCCCGCAACAATGCGGCATGGACCACAAAGACAATGCCGAGCCCATTTCGCTCCTGACCTTTTTGACGTGCGAGATGGTGACGCACGACTTTCTTGCGGATCGCTTCACGGCGGTCAACATCTTCTCTTCGATCCGATGCTCACGGTTCCCGGCAACCGTCACGAACTTTTGCCTCTTCGCGGAAATCGTTTGCGGAAAGGGCTGGAATGACCTTCGTTTCAGAATCGTCTGCGCGGCTGGCGAGGACCCACCGCTGATAGACCGACGCTGGATCATGCAGATCGGCGATCCGCTTGAGATTCGAGTTCAGCACGCAGACCTCGGCCCAATCGTGTTCCCGCGTCCTGGCGTATACCTCGTCGAGGTTCTCCAGGGTGAGCAGAGAATCACCGATCGGCGGATTGTCATGGAACTTGAGACGCGGGAGATTTTGGACCATCACGAACCGTGGAGTTCGGACGACGACGATGATGCACAGTGACCCACGGTGCTTCTTTGGACCATTCGCGTTCAACGGCTGCGATCGCTTCTTCCCGTGACCGCTCCAACCCACGAAAGTCCGAATGGAGTTGCCATTCCCACCGTGATCCTCGGGCGGCAACGATCGCCACAATCCCGCTGGCAGAGTGGCAGTGTGCAACCACAGCGTTCGAGAGCCCGATGCGACGATCCTCCCAACGGAGGCGGTCTCGCTCATGTTTCACATCGCAATGGGGTAATGCTGCAACCACGCATCACGATAGCACGAACACCACCGCGAAGAAGCGACGAATCATGTTCACCTCGACGGGGGTCCAGCTCCCTCGCTGAGCTGACTCTCTTTGTACGGCTCTTGCGGAATGGCCCCGCCAAACTTGAATATGGTGCCCGCTTTCCAGGCCAAGTACTCTGGCTCGCGATCCTTCCGCCATTCCGACATTCGAGGACCCCAGATGGCATAAGTATCAAAGCGAACTGCACGAACCCTGCCACCAAAGAGGTTCTCTCCGGACATCAACCCGTTCGGAGTTCCAAGAACGCTGATCGAATCGCCTTTGATGACTGAAGTGCGGAATGGAACTTCGCAGAACAGCATCTCACCAAACTCGGCCTTGTGCTCTGTGAAGTACTTCCCGACCAACAACTGAATCTGAGATGATGAACTTGTCTCTCTGATGTCGATGACTTCGCCTTCAAACGCAAGAAGCGTTCCGAAGCTTTGGTCGGGATGCTTTTCGATCGTTCGAAGAGTTGAGAGGTCGTGCGTTGGATACGACCGCGTTCCACACCCAGACACGAAAGCCACGAACGCAACGATCACGAGAATATTGAAAAGTCTCATGGTGGTCCTCCTGAGATTGAAGAGCATACCACGGCACAGGCTTCCGGCAAGGCCCTATCGACCAACCGAACGCCGTCCAACCCCAAAGTTGGTGCCCATAACCTTGTCGAATGAGCCTTCCGATATGCCCGCCGCCACCTCATCGCGGATCAGGATTCGCAGTTGTTTACGGCCGTCCGGTCCGTTGGATTGGCTCACCTGGGGACGCTGGCCGCTCCCGCGTTGGTCGATCACCTGGACGGACACATCGCCGCCCGAGAGCATCGAACGCGTGTCTCTGGCGTTGTAAACCTGCCCCGCGCTCTGCATCTGCATCAACTCGGGTCCATTCTCGCCAACAAGGTAGAGTCCACCGCCGCGAACTGGTCCGCCTGAAGCTCGTGCCGGAACCGGACCCTGAATGCCTGCCGGGAGCGAATAGGCAGGGTTGTAGTTGAGCCCGCTTGTTCCGGTTCCTCCAATCACCGAGTTTGCAATACCCGTCACCGCCCGCATGATGAGAGCCTGGAGGATCGTCTGTGCGATCGCCTCGCCCACGCGCTGAAGCACGGCGAGTGCTTCGCGGCCCATGTTTTTGAATCCAGCCTTCACCTGGATCAAAGCGCCTGGAATACCGCTCGACAGTCCGTTGGTTATTTCTGATGCGACCTGCGTACCAACTCTGCCAAAATCTTTCGCTTCATTTCCCAGCCTCTTGAACTCTTCCCTTAGTCCATTGATCGCTTGCGTCATCGCCGACGTTTGCTTCTCCGGACCGTCTCCACCGAACAGCTTGTCATAAACCGAACCCACTTCTCCGGCCTGAGCCTTCAACTGCGCCAGCTTCCCATCGAACATATCGTGCCAAGCGCTGGTCCACGCCGCGAACATCGGTGTCCAGCGCGCGGGCTGCTTTGATGCCCATGCCTCGATATCTTTCGACCCGGCTTCCAGCCGACCACGGAAATCATCAGACCAATCGTGCTCGCGCGCCGCCTTCGACATCGCGTCCAACTGGTCTTTTAAGAAGTACTGGCCTCCGGGAACAAGAAGCGCACCGATCTGTGCCCCGATGTTCTTCAACTCGGGCGCCGACGCCATCACGAGAGAACTGAGCAGGTTGACCGTCTTTTTCCAGAGCAGTTTTGCGCCGAAACTGATGCGGTCCCACATCAACTCGAACGAGAGTTCGACGAAATACTTCAAGCCCCACGCGACTGCGTCATCCTTGAAGGCCGCGACAATCAGGCGGGCCAGATCGCCAACCCACCGACCAGCCTTGGCGATGATCTCGGCGGCGTTGTTCGCCAGATATGTCAGCGCTGGAGCGACAGCCGACATGACGTTCGTAGCAAAGCCTCTCCATGCCACACTGATCCTGCCGACCGCGTCGTTGTACGCCGTCAACTTCGCCACCTGCTCTGGCGTGATGATGGCTCCGAGGCGCCGCGCTCGCTCCGTCTGATCGACCAGGTTCTCCATGAACCCGCCCGAGTCCTCCAGGAACATCACGAACTCTTCGCCGCCGCCCTTCCCGAAGATTGCTTCGGCGAGACTCAGCTTGTCGCCCTGCGTCTGGACCTTCTCGAACGCCCTCGCCAGCGTCGGGAGAATCTTCACCGGGTCATTCAGCAAATCGCCCACTTCGGCAACCGAGAATCCGAGCTCGTGAAACGCCTCCGCCGCGCCGCCGCTCCCCTTCTTTACCGCTTCCACGATGCTCCGCTGAGACTTCGAGATCATCTTGGCGAGGGTGTCAAACTCGACGCCAGCCTCTTCCGCCGCGAACTTGATCGCCGACAGAGGCTCCACCCCGATCCCAAGCGTCTTTGCTTTCTTCCCGAGCTTGTCGGCTGCCTCCGCCGAGGCATTGAGCGATCCGGCAATCTTGTACGCGCCGATTGCCGCGGCCGCTCCGATGACTGCGCCCTTCACGCTGGTCAGCGCCGATCCCACCTTGCCGAAGTAGCCCATCGCGGACGTGGCGAATCCGCGAACCCTGCCAGCAAACCCGCTCAAAGCACGCTCGCCCTGCGCCGTGCCCGACACGACCTTAGCGGCGTCGGCAACGAGATTGATCTTGACATCACCGATGGCGGGCATGCGTCACCTCATGAACACAAACGTGCGCGGAGTTCTGCGTAGACCTCCTCTGCGCTTGGGGGCTGTGGCTTCAGGCGTTCGAGGCTCGGGAAGAAATCCCACGGCGAGAACGGCTCGACTCCGCTGTCCCGAGGAATCTGGCAGTTGACAATCGCGCACGCGAGCACGCCCGCGCGATGGTCCTTGAACATCTCTCGCTGGTTCCACCATTCGCACATCGCCCTCAGTTCGGCGGGTGAGAGGCGATCGAACTCGCCCCCCTGCATCGCCAGTTCAACGCGCGCCCAGCATCTCAGCCAGTGGGCGGTGATCCCTCGGCCACACCACCAACGTTTCCCTCGGCCCCGCCTTCCGCCTCGTCACTTTCCTTTGATCCAAGCAAGATCATGGCGATTGTGAATCCGGCGACGACGCTGAAGAGGGTTGGGATAAATCGATCAAGCTCGACCAGCTTCTTCGCATCCGACACCGGCTTGTCGATCGCGCCTGCGATGATGCTGATTCCGAATCCGATCCGCACCTTCTTCGCCAGCGTCTTGGCCTGATCGTCGCTCAGTTCTGGCGCTGGATTCTCTTTGGTTGGGACCGGCATCCCGGCGAACAGATCGGACAGCTTCTCTTGGAGTTCAAAGCAGCCGAGGCCGGTGGACTCCTCAATCCGCTGAATGCACGCCAGGTCGAACTCGATCGTGTACGGCTTGTCGAGCGTGATGTTGACCGTCGGGGACTTGGGCATGGGGTGATCCTTTCGTGAGGGAGAGAAAAACCCAGCGCGGCGGCATCTCTCCACACCGCCGCGCCAGGACTCAGGAGAATCTCAATCAGGTGTCGGCGACTTCCGACCACGCGCCCGTCGGACGCAGGGACATCACGCGTTGCATCGCGCCGTCCTTCGGCGATGTGGGCGTGATCTTCGTTATGAATGCCGCGCCCTCCACTCGGTTGCCCGAGCCGGCGACGGTGATCTGCCAGTTGCGCACAGTCCGCGCCTTCGCGTCGGTCAACAGGCCGTTCTGGGTTGCGTTGCCCGCAAGCCAGTTCATCGTGACCTGGATTTCGTCGTGGTCCTTCAGACCCGGGATGTATTCCTTGGTCTGGTTGTCGGAGTTGAGATGCGTCACCTCGATCGAGTCGATCGTGATCCCGCCGACCGAGTTGACATCGGTGACTTCGGGCAGTGTGGTGAATGCTTCGGTGGGCGTCGCGCTGTCGCCCTTCCGCACGATCATGCCAAAGCCAGAGCGTGCCTGCGTCCTTGCCATACGGAGAACCTCCCGGCCTTCATTCAGGCCCTCTGCCGGTGGTCCTCGGCGGCATCACTTTAGCACGCTCACGGGTCATCGTGCCAGATGACGCAGTCGATCTGAACGCCGTGCAACTGCAACTCGTCGTCGAAGAGATCTCGCCCGGCGCTCCCGCTCTCAAAATCCACCCCATCAACGTCCACGCCGCCCGCCCCGCCCATGACGCCCTTGAACCCCTGCAGCGCTCGGCGGATGGCACGCGCCAGCGTCTTGGCCTCGACGTAGTCCTGAGACCAGCAATCGAACTGGAATCGCGGGTGCGCAAGCCCCGAGTTCCCTCCGTGGCTTTCCACGACCGGATTCGAGATGACGGAGTATGTCGCGGCCGGATACGTGGGGCTCTGAGGGAGCGCCTGCGGATAGATGCGTGCGCCGGAGCCCGAACCCACGATGCCGGTCACTCCGGAGACGGAGCCAAGGTATGTGCGGACGGCTTCTTCGATGGTCACGACTTTTTCTCCTTGGCGATCTTGGCGAGTTCTTTTTCCGTCTCGCGCCGGGCGACTTCCCTGAACCGCTGAATCGCGGGCTCAAAGCCCTCGTCACGCGCGGGCTGCATGAACGGGTGCTTCGTCGCTCCAGGGTGATGCTTCGGCCCGCGGTAGTTGCTGTTCTTGCTCCTCTTTGGCGTCAGGATGTGGGGCTTGGTGCCGAACTCCACGAGGTGCGCGTAGTTGCGCGGATAGATGTCGCCCCGCTCGTAGACCTTGCCCTTCTTCGTGGTCGATTTCCGCTTGAAGAGCTTGCCCTTGTCGTTGGTTCGGTACGCGGCCTTGGCAATCGTGACCTCGGCGCGATACTCGTCCTTGTTCTTGCGTGAGTTGTTCGTGCGGGCGATGATGGACTTCTTGAGCGCGCCGGTTCGAACGGGAACCTTCTCTCTCGCCTTGTCTCGAATCACGCCAGCCGACGCCAGGAGCGCTCTCCGCACGACGTTGATTCCCAGCCGCTTGGGGAGTTCCTTCAACTTCGCGCGAACGTCCGCAAGCCCGAGCACGATGGTGTCATTGATCGCGGGCATGGATCAGGACTCCGCTTCAAAGACTTCAGCCACCATGCGGAGTTCGGTCCTCCGCTCAATCTCCTCGACGGTCTTGATGTCGTACAACTGACCGCGGTGGAGGATGAACATCGTCGGGATGATGCCTTCGCGGAATCGAATCACGAACGACGTGCGCTGGCTTTGCGACCGCTGGTCCGATCCGAAGGCCTCGTCGCCGCCATTCTGCTCGATCTTCGCCCAGGCGTTGGCGATATCGGTCATTGCCGACGTCACGCGCTGGCCGCTCGCCGCCGTGCTCGTGGCCGCCTGCTGGATTTTGATGCGGTAGTTGTACTCGCCCGCGTGACTCGGCATCGAAGGCCCTCCCCGCGTCAGAACATCTCGCCGTGCCACAGCTGATACATCAGGTTCGTCACCGCGAGTTCGATTTCCTTGCTGATGGTGCCCGTGATCGTCGATTCGCGGTTCTTGTACCAGTGTGCCACCATCAGCAGAATCGCCTGCTTCGCACGCTGGTCGATCGCACCCGTCGTGGTTTCGCCAGCGACATAGACGATCTCGATCGGTGAGAGCCTGCCCGCCTGAACGTCGGGCCACGACTTGTCGGGGGAGGCAGCAACCCGGGCCGGCGCCGCGTCCAGATCGACCTGATAGTCGGTGTT